GCTGTACGCATAACAATGGATGAAAAGTACAAGGAACAGTTGTTACATATACAAGAGAACAGACGCAATAAGCAAATGTATTACAACGTAAATAAAGGAGTAAAGAAGAGGTGAGATAATGGCAACAGCAACATACAACCAAGAGTATTTGCAAAAGGTTATATTAGGCAGAGAGAAAACAGGCTTTGCCTTTGATAGTAAACCATTGCCTTCAATCCCTCCCATTTATGTCAAGTTATCAAATACAACAGCAGGCAAACAATTACAGACAGATGGTGTCAAAATTGACCTACCAAAGACAATAGGTAAAGGGTACGCAACGTGGTGGAACTTCAAAGGCAGATATAGAGTAACAAAAGGTGGGAGAGGTAGTAAGAAGTCAACTACCACTTCCTTTTGGCTTCCTTACATGATGATGAAATACTGGAAAGAGTATGGGTTGAAACCTTGTGTATTAGTTGTTAGACGATATTTCAACACCCACCGAGACAGTACGTTTGCCCAACTACAATGGGCAATCAATAGGTTGGGAGTAAGGCACCTATGGAAGGCTACAAAGTCACCACTGGAATTGACATACCTACCATCCGGTCAGAAAATTATATTCCGTGGACTTGACGACCCACAAAGTATTACATCTATCACAGTAGAAGACGGTTACCTATGTTGGGTGTGGTGGGAAGAAGCATTTCAAATAACCAATGAGGACGACTTCAACAAAGTGGATATGTCTATCAGAGGTGAGCTCCCAGCACCATTATTCAAACAGCATACATTGACATTCAACCCATGGTCAGAAAAGATATGGTTGAAGAAACGGTTTTTTGATGTGGTGGATAAGCATACCGGATTGAGTGAGGACGGCAATATACTAGCAGTTACAAAGAACTTTGATTGTAACGAATTTTTAGGTGATGATGACCGGTATATATTTGAGCAAATGAGAATAAACAATCCACGCCGTTACCGTATTGAAGGACTAGGGGATTGGGGTATTGCAGAAGGCTTGGTATATGAAAACTGGATTGAGCAAGAGTTTGATTGGGAGGCAATCAAGAACAAAAAGGATAGGTATGGTAACCCTGTTATAAGACAAATGAACGGCTTAGACTTCGGTTATTCAAATGACCCTACTGCCTTTATAGCAACACTTGCTGACGAGAAAAACAAAATCCTATATATTTATGACGAGGTGTATAAGACACACTTGACCAACCAGAATATATTTGATACACTTAAATATAAAGGATTTGCCAAAGCAAAAATAACGGCGGATAGTGAAGACCCAAGAACCATCAATGAATTAAGACTATTGGGATTGAACGGTATCAAAGGAGCAAAGAAAGGCAAAGGGTCAATACAAGCAGGTATCCAAAAGTTACAAGACTATAAAATAATAGTCCACCCTAGATGTGTTAATACCATAGTAGAACTTTCAAACTATGTATGGGATACTGATAAGGAAACAGGAAAGGCAACTACAGACCCTATTGATGAATATAACCACTTAATGGATGCTTTAAGATATGCAACTGAAGACCTTAATACAACTACATTTAGCTGGTAATCAAAATAACAAGAAGGAGGCAATATTATGTATTTTCCAAACTTTATGTCTATTGGGGAGCAGGCAATGGCTGTATCAGAATTGATTAATACACGCCTGAAACGCCTAAGCAACACAGGCATCCCACAGGAAGAATTTCTTTATTCCTGTATCAATGAGTATATGAAAGACCCTAAGCGTGAAATGATGTTGACGGCGCAGAACTACTTCCAAAATGACAACGATATCATTCACAGAGAACGGTACTACATTGACAGGAAGGGTATTAAGCAAAAGGCTGAAAACCTAAGCAACAACAAATTAGCCCATCCTTATATGAAGAAGTTTGTAAACCAAAAAATCAACTACCTACTAGCAAAGCCTTTCACCGTACAATGTGAGGATGAACAATTATTAGAAGTTGTCAAAAAGGCATTGGGTAAGAAGTTTAAAAAGATGCTTAAGAACGTAGGAAAGCATGCTATTATAGACGGCATTTCATGGGTACAGGTGTATTATGACCTTAGTGGGAAACTAGGTTTCAAACGTCTACCTGCAGATGAAATCATACCATTTTGGGCAGACGCCGACCATACTGTATTAGAAGGGCTTATTAGGTTCTACACTATAACACAGTACCTGCCAAAAGGGGAAACTAAACAGATAACAAAAGTGGAGTATTATACATTAGAAGGTGTATGGTATTACATCATGGAAGATGATGGGCTTGTTCCTGACCCTGACAAAGGCGAGGAAGTATATGGACATTTTGCGGTTGAAAGGCCAGTAATGGCAAGGTCCGAGGAAACAGGTGAAGAAGTACAACAGCTTGATGAAGAAGGCAATCCACTATATGAAACGGTACAAAGTTTATGGGACAAAATACCATTTATAGCCTTCAAGTACAATGCCGAGGAAATTAGCCTATTGAAGTGGGTTAAACCTCTGATAGACGACTACGACTTGAATACATCAGATACAAGTAATGTCATTCAAGACGTTCCGAACTCCATCAAGGTAGTAAAGAACTATGATGGCACAGACAAGGATGAGTTTACCCACAACCTAAATGTATATAGGACAGCATTTGTAACAGGGGATGGTGATATGTCAACACTTGAAACAAAGTTAGACATTGATGCCATAGACAAACACCTAGACCGTACAAGAAAAGACCTATATGAGGCGGCAAGTTGCGTAGATACGCAAGTGACAGACTTGGGTAACGCAAGTGGTGTAGCATTGAAATTTAGGTATGCTGACTTAGACATGGATTGTGGGGATATGGCTAACGAGTTTACATCAGCAATGGATGAGCTGTTATGGTTTGTCAAAGTGGACCTTACAAGTCAAACCGGAGTAGATTATACTGACATTGATATAGACATTATCTTCAATACTGATGTTGTTATCAATGAAACAGAAGTAATTGATAACGCTTCTAAGTCAGTAGGTATCATTAGTGATGAAACCATACTTGCAAACCATCCTTGGGTTGAAGACGCTGAGGAAGAACTTGAAAAGGTTAAGAAACAGCAAGAAGAACAAGCCCAAACTGACCTACAAAGACAAGAAGCTCAAATGGACCTAATGTCACAATACGGTGACGATAACAACGAGGAAGACGACACCGAAGAATAATCAATCAAGCGGCTACCTGTTAATGGGTAGTCACACTCTATATTAGGAGGGTGAAATATGGCAAAGAAAAAGGCTGAGGAAAGGAATAAGGAGTACTGGGTAAAACGGGCAGAACAAAACTTGATTGACGGTGAGAAAACTGTATTAGCCTACGAAAAGGAACTAAGAAGCCTATATAAGTCAACATTGAAAAACATTCAAACTGAAATTGATGCCTTTTATCATAAGTATGCTAAGGACAATAAAATCACACTTGCAGAGGCTAGGAAAAGGTTAAATCCTAAGGAATTGAAGTCATTCCGTGAACAGCAGGAGTTATACCTGTCTGAGATTGAACGTATTGGGACTGCTAACGTACAAAATTACATTGACTATCTAAAAAACTTGTCTGCGAAGGCATATGTATCAAAACTGGAGGAACTTCAAGCTAATGTCAGGTACCATATTGAGAAAATGACCGTAGGTTATGAAGAGTCCTTTACTGAATTGATGGAAGACAACTACCAAGACAGCTATTACAAAACTATGTTTGATACACACCAACGCCTTGGGTTCGGTATTGACTTCGCACAGCCAGGCGGCAAGTTATTACAGGCGGCAATAAAAGAAAGATGGAATGGGCAAAACTACTCCGACAGGATTTGGGCAAACAAAGACAAGTTAATTAGGGAAATCAACACAGTTATTCCACAGGCATTTGTTAGAGGCAGGAATAGTAGGCAATTAGCAGTTGATATGGCTAGAAAATTAGACACCAGCGAATACAACGCTAAGCGGTTATTGAGGACAGAGATTAACTATATTAGTAATAAGGGAACAATTAAAGCATACAAGGATAGTGGACTGGTTGAGAAATACGAATATTTAGCAACACTTGATAATAGGACCTCAGACATTTGTATTGAAATGGATGGGAAAATTATACCACTTGCAGAAGCACAGGTAGGCATCAACTTGCCACCATTACATCCTAACTGCCGTTCTACTACAATACCATATTTTGAACCAGATGAATTTGACACACCTGGGGATAGGGTGGCAACAGACGAAAACGGCAAGACCTTTTTTGTAGGTAAAGACGTGACATATAAGGAGTGGGCAACAGAACACGCCTCCGGACAATATGTCAAGAAGAAATTTGAAAAAATTACAAAAATGGGCTAGGATAAAGGATACTTTTGTTGTATAATAATTGTAAAGTACATCGTGGGCGATACCACGGTAAAAAGCGTAGTACGAAAGGATGGAGAATATGACAAAGGAACAACTTATTGCTCAGGGATTGACCGAGGCACAAGCAGACGCAATTATGAAATTGCACAATGACACGTTAAATGGTGAGTACATACCAAAGCACCGTTTCAATGAGGTAAATACTGAATTGAAAAACGTGAAGGAACAGCTGAAAGACCGCGACGCACAGATTGAGAACTTGAAGAAGTTTGAAGGTGACGCAACCGCACTTAAGCAAAAGGTAGAGGAACTTGAAGCAGAGAACAAGAAAAAGGATACTGACTATGCTAATCAATTAGCCCTCACCAGAAAGCAAAATGCTGTTAAATTAGCGTTACTCAATGATGAAGCAGGTAAGCCTCATGACGCAGACATGGTTATGGGCCTATTCAATTTAG